CTTGTCTACCATCCGGTAACTGTGTATACTCACTCCTCGTTGCCATTAAGGCTTCGTAGAGGGAGGTCCCGCTAAATAGTCTTTCGACTAACAAGCAGGTAACACGGTCACTTGCGTCCTTCATATCAAGCGTCTTGTACCACCCGGTACGAGAACCTTCAAGGGACAGCCTCCTATTAATCGTTTGGTCACGAAAATTAACGTGACCACGAGTTAACCAGTAATCTTCAATCTTCCTGTACAGGAAGTATCGGATTCCCTGCTGTGCATATTGCACACAACATGGCTCAATAGCTATGATGCGGGGGGCCTTTAGTGTTTTAGGAACAGTGACAACCTTTACAGGAAGTTCTTGATCCTCAGGCACAATCGTTACTATCTGAGCCTCCCGTCTTCGGAAAAGGGAACCATTAAACGACCGGATTTCTCCAGCAGCCAACGGATAACCATGTCCAAAGAGAGAGAAGTACGGCTCAAGACGATCATACCAACTCAACCAACGATATTTCTGATTACCAGAGACACCGTCAGCAGTTCAGAAACGACCAAAAATTCGGACGTCTCTGAGTCAGAAAGAGTGAAATCACTAAAAGACCGCTCAATCGTAACGAACGATTCGAGCGCCGCCAGTACTCGTTTAGGAGCACAGACGAATTCCGTTTTGCCGAAGAACCGACAAATTTGTCGGACTGCGTCAACAACGGAAGAGAAGCTCGAAGCTCCCGTTTGGGGGAAGTGTTCATCATTGAATAACTCTCCTGTTACCAAGTCAAAAATCAGACTGGTCATACCTTGCAAGAATGCAGGAATTGACCCCCTCTTCACCCGGCGAAAGCCTTCGAAGAGTGTTGAGTCTATCCGCCCATTTGCCAGGCTTCTTTCGAAGTCTCTAGCAAAACGCGGAAGGGTTATTGTCAAAAACGACAACCCTTGAGTTTTGACACGTGATTTGATAGTTTGTAAATCACGTTTTTCACAGGTAACATCAGCGGAACACATGACGACCGCGTCTCTATAGACTGCAGTCATCAACTTTAGATAGTCACTTACGTCTCTTTTCACGTCGTCTCTCCTATAGAGGGGTCAACGATAGAACCAGAGTTGTAGAGTGGCCTACTAGCAAGCTAGCAAGCACAGACTATACTTACAACACAGCGAGTAAAGGTAAGGGGAGGGATTAACCCCCCCGTACCAGAACAAGTTGGCCGCGGATTAAAGGGATTCCTCCCCTGTTCCGCATAGAGTCTTACGACTCCTGACCATATAACTTGTCCACAGCTGTGGTATCGAGGAAGGTCTTAAGACCCGCCACGAGTTGCTCAACCTGAGCCATCGAAAACCCCGCGAGGGGTCGATCGATGACTAAATAGGCTGATAGTGTCTCGTAATCGTTGACGCTTGTCAACGGGTCGGGGACAACAGATCGCTGGTCAACTCGAACCATCGAGCGAACCCTTTGGTTCCCTTGAGGTTGGTGAGAGATCTTTAACGTAAAGGTTAAGTCATTCTTTTGATAGATTGACACCTTTCCGTTGGTCTCCACCCTCGGGCAGACTTGCGCGACCGCATTAACAGTAATAGTTTGTGGATCACTAAACAAAATGGTTGACCTCTTAAAGTTATAGGGGTTGTTTTACCAAGTGGTAGGTCGCACATTTCCCATGTGTACAACTTATCCAAGACCACAAGGCGGTGATCGGTTACCGGCGCCTCTGACGAGTAACGCCGATAGCTCCGACGATTGCTAATTGACGGGGCGACAACATGTCGTCCGTCAGGCTAAATCCATACGAACTGGACGCCGGATCTCTTTGTTTAGTTTTCACGTGACGTGGAAACTCGAGGAGCAATTGACCATCAATGAACGGATGAAGAACTTTCACCGTCCTTGTATAGTCATACTTCCTCATAACGTAGAAATTCGACGCGGTTATGGAATCGAACATGGTATCCGTCAAGGTTTGCACATGCTTACCTATATTCGTGACCCATGAAACGAGCCATGCCCAGGGTAACACACTCCAGATAGTCGACGGATTAATACGAACGCCGTATACAGTTAAGTAACGACGTATCGCCTTCCACATTGTATGATAATCCAATGCGGCTCTGTCGAATTCTGGGCGCCAAAACGAAAAAGATCCCGTCGCGTAGATATCGGACGACCATTCGTCCCATATCTCAACGACGACTTCTCCGTTAAGGTATTTCCAAGGAATGGCTACCGGGTAGCACGGGGAAACATTTCCCTGTACACTGCGATAGACACGTCCTGAGAAATGTTCGCGATTAAGGTGAACACGCCGTTTCATCGGAACGCCGTTTCGATTAGAAAGCTCATCGATAAGCGCTCGAGTGTTCTCACAAATATTAGAAATACTAGTGAGATCACTGATAAACGGCCGCCAGCCAAACTGGTGATTCAGAAAATGGTTTGCTGCCTTTTTGGGCAACATTTGCCATCCCAATGAACGTTGAGAATTGACTCCAATGGTTTTGCGCCACGCGTCAGCCAGGTATTTAGAGTCCTGTTTAAGGACATTTAAACCCTTAGCCACACCCGTGATAGCACCCAAGGAGGTTTTCAACATATGGGAAAGGTCCCGAGACTCATAAAGAGCTTCGAAACCATTCATCTGATCTAACTTGGGCTTCATCAAAGACCAAGCCCGTTCACCCCATGCCGAGAGGCTAGGAAAATATTGAGCTCCGAGAAGAGATGTGCCAAAGGGATTTGTAAACAAATCACCCATGTCCCATAAATTCTCAGCGCTCGGTGCCGAAAAACCGGCGTCCAAGACAGACTCAGACCCACGGACAAAACCGTCGGTATTATTGATGCTCTGTCTTGCAGATTTTCCAAAGACCCTAGAAGGGTCATAACCCAACTCACACCTCATTATGCGGAGTAATCCGCCAGCAGCATATGGGGGGCCAGGATGAACTTCATCCAAGCAGCCTCTTATGATGCGGTACGCAGGTGAAGGATTATAGTATTGAGGATTCATCTCGTAAGGTGAACCCGTACCATACTCTTCAAGAGCCGGCGTACATATTGTGTAAGTCGAATCAGGTGACCAAATTCGTTTGTGAGTAAACTCACCTCCGAGCTTGATCGTCCCAAGATTATTGGGAACTGATAGACTTCGAAGTCGTGGTTGGAAATCGGACATTGTGTGTACCTTTCGTATGAAACAAGTA